CCTGCAGAAAAGTCAGTAAGCTCAGTTTTATCTTTAAGTCTATCTATGGCATCTTCCACCATCGTATTATAATCTTTTAAAATCGCCTCATCATAAAGCATTTTATCACCGCCTTAAGCTATATCTATTGGAAACTCCATTGTTATCTGTTCGTTGTAACCGAGTCTTACTGCAATATAATATGTAATTTCGGTTCCTCCTGTAGGTACTGCCCTAACATTTAAGTCTTTTTCTTCAATAAAACCGTCATGTGTCAGCGCCCTTACTATATTGGCCCGACCGGACTCTCCAGTTTGTCTAGTGTTATCCATACCCCTTAAGTCCTCAAGGTCACTTCCTATATTAAAATGCCTGTACCAGTCTGGATTATCTGTCTTGAGTCTTTTTTCTATGCCCTGCTTTACCGTTTGTTTAAAATCTGCTAAAAGCAGTTTACCTTCATCTATTATAATATCGCCAGAACTTGCCCCTTTGAAATCTCTGATAGAATCCATCTATACCAAATCCTTTATATTTTCCATGTCTAAATCCTGAGCTATCCCGCTCATAGCGTTTTTTATAGTTCTAAGCATATTCAGCTTTTCCTCTCCGTTGTAAGCTCTTATTCCCTTAAACTCAAAGTTATTTAGAGACTTAACTGTTCCTGGGCTTACCGGGCCATCCTTGGCAACATAAGCACCTGATGATGTTAGGCTGTCAATTAAAGCTTCTGTACCCATAGGTGTTGTTGTCACAATCTCTCTTAAGGGGTCGCTTAAAGCCCTGTTAAAGGGTGTAAAGTTCCACTTTAGTCCGTTGTCATCTGTTAAAAAATGAATGCTTGAGCTGAACATATTTGTTTTATCAGCAAAGATATTGATTGAGTTATATTTTGGGTCAAGCCTGACTCCAGTCTTGCCGTTTGCAAACATCTGAATTATACCATTATCTTTAATTCTGATATTGCTTTCATTGTCGGGGTGTTTAATAACTATATCATTATCGCTAGGAAGAGCTCTTTTTTTAAGCTCTTCTTCAGGATTGAAAGGGTCTCTTAATCTTTCTTTTCTTATTCTCCAGCTTCTTTTTTCTGCCATAACTTGTTGCAGGGATTAAATTCTAGATGTATATTCTGGAGTGTAGTTTCCTGCATCTGATTTCAGGCTTTCATTTATCTCTTTGGGGTTTTCATAAACCCTACCTTTAATTCTTGGATTTTTAGCATCTCCACCCTCAAATGACATCGAAACTTTATCTCCTTTTTTAATCCTTGCGCCTTTCACACCTCCCATAGTCCCACTTATTATGATAGGAACTCTATGAAATATATGTTTAAAACCAGTGGAAGGCAGCACCACCTCAACATCTGCAGCGTTGTAATTTCTGGCCTCTACATCTGATGTTTCCTCGTCGTAATATGTTCTTACGACAGTACCACTAATAGTGTACATTTTTTCATCAAGAAGTGGCTTAACTATATTATCATTTATCGCTTTTTTTATTCTCTCATTCATTTGCTGCCCCTCCACTTTTTTCAATTAATTTCTTTTTCTACCTCTAATTCTATTATATCACATATCGGTCCACTTTTCAACTTCCGTAACAGTCGTCAATAGTATTGCTGACAGTGTTCTTAGCATCTCCATATGCCTTATTGTAAGTGTCGCTTTTTAGCTTTTTATTGTCAAATAAAGGAAATAAATCAACCTGAACAGAGTTGTCTTTAAATACCTTTACTGTTCCGAATCCGTTAACTGCTGCTTCCTTAATTATTTTTACTGTATCATTGATATCCATCTCACCTGTTCTTGGCTCAAATCTGATTGCAAGTCCATTATCATAGAGGATTTTATCCTCATTATAGGAGCCGAAAGATTTTCCATCTACTAGAGCTATTACATTAGTAGAGCCTAAAGACCTTTTTACAGATTCAAAAAGTGTTATTATTTTAGGGTGAACTTTGTGCCCCTTGTAATCTGCTAGAATATCAGGATTGTCTTTTACAAAAAGAGAAGCTTTCATGGACCATCCAATTCTGCTATCTTCTTTGATATCGTATATTGACTTAAGCTCCTGAGTCTTTTTCTTTCCCTCGTCTTTATTATTCTTATCTACCTGAACGGCATCTTCTACTTCTCTTTTCTTAGCTTCTTCTTTGGCCTCTTCTTCAATTTCTTTAGTGAAATTTAAGTTGTATGAGTCTTTATAGATTCCTTTAACATCATCTATATTTGTTACACCCATTACCTTCCTTGTCATTTCACTATTTTGTTTGGCACCATAAAGGCTTGCCGAGTTTGTTATCCTCTCACTATTGTCAATCATGTACTGCCTCATCTCGTCTTTACTGATTGACTCTTCTGACTTTCCGATGAAGAAGTTTATTATACTGCTGTCCCAGAACTTATCCATCTTGCTTGGGTCGTCACCTATGATACAGCCCTTGTGTCCTTCAAGTCCTGCCGTAAATTCTTTGCCATCTCTTTTGAGTGGCATTATTGTAAGAACTTCTCTATTAGCCCTCATATTTTTTAGAAACTTCATGATGTGGCTTACTATTACAAATTCCACAACCTCAGTCACGAGAAAGAACATTGGGCCTGACAGTATCTTAGCTACATCTTTGGCATTTGAAAGTCCGTAAGTTGTTAGCCTTCTAAAAACCCTGACATCGTCAAGTATATCTCCGACCTTCATTCCGGATTTTCTGAGCTTGCTGTACTTTCTCATATCATTCATAAATCCGGGAAAATCGTCAGCATTTCTAGATGCAGTTTTTAGGTATTCTCCCATTCTTACATAACCGTTTCTGAAATCATTTAATCCGTCACTTATCTTTTGTGCCCTGCTGGAAAACTTACCTGAAATCATCATCTTCCTCAAATAGTCTACGTTCTTAAGCCCTTTTCCACCAAGCTTGGATATGTCGCTCATTTTATTTGCATTATCTAAAAATCTTGAAACCCAAATAACAAACTTATCTGTTTTTGTTCCGAGGTCCTTTATTCTTTCTAAAACATTTTTTCCTAAAAGAAATGGAAGGTAACCAAGATTTGAATGCTTTAAAGCGTCTGTTGTTACGTCAAGGTATTTAGTAGCTGCCATACCGGCATTTGTTGCCGGGAGAAGTGAGCCAGCTGCACTTGTTATCTTTAGTGATTCTAGAACGCTTTTCAGGCTTGCTAAAGCTGTGTATGTCGAAAGCCTTGCTACAACACTGTTAGCATAAAGACTTGAGAACTTGGAGTTTGTCCACTTCCAAAAATCCTTGTCGTATTGAAGGCCCTCATTTACAGAAACTACCGGTGATGGATTGATTGATGTTACAAAACCAGTTGTATCATTTAAGCTGTGGACAACTGATGAGACTTCAAAGGTTCCTGAAATTCTATCTCTTACATCTGCTAGGTATCCATAATCATATGGTTTAACAGAAGGGTCTCCTGTAACTACTATCTCTCCGTCGTACATATTCTCTACTGCCTGTTTTAAGGCTCCAGCCCCATACCTTCTTGCATTTATCTCAGCGTTTTCTGGTGTAACCTGAAAGGTGTTTGTAAATTTCTTGACAAAATCAGGGGTTGGTATTGAAGTATCTATCTTTTTTAACCTCTGTCTATCAGGAAAAATATCTGTGTCTACAAACATCTCATCAAGCTCTTTATAGCTTCCGTCTTTTGAAAGGACAGGCTTAACTGCTGTGTACATATTCTTTTCTGTAGCTCTAATATTATTTGCTATTATGTCATAATAGCTTGAATAGAAATGGTTCTGCCTGTAAGATTTTAACTTTTCTCTAACATTTAACGGCTCTATCTTTCCTCGAACCAAGGTTTTGAAGGTAAAAATTACATTTTTTACATCGTCTTTTGGAGGGATACTGAAAATAACACGACCTAATCTATGGTCAATCTTGTCGATATTATCTGTTATTTTTTTGTCTCCATCCCTAACTTCAAGACTTCCTTCAATTATATTCATTCTTAGTTCAAAGGTTTTTCTAGTTCCGTTACCTGTAAACGAAAGCTCAACTTCTTCCTCTTTAGATTCTTCCCTGATATAGTTGCCCTTTTCATCCATTTCAGCTTCATAGTCATAAGCCAAATCAAAGTTTGGGTGGCCAAAAAAGATTGTATTTCTAAAAGCAAATGGGTGGACTGCTGCTATATAGTTAGGTGCTACAAGAGCACATGTTTCCAAAACATCCCATACTGTCTTACCATAGAGATACATAGAGAAGTCTTTGTTTTCATAAAGAGATGAGTTTATGTTCTGTGTAACCTCATAAGTTCTTTCTTCATCCCTGACTGCTCTTTCCATCTTGTCGCTAGACCTTGAGTTTTGATTTATATATATATCAGTTATTGGATGTCTTTTTGTTAAATACTGACTCTCATCCCACCACTCAGGCCTTTTGGGCTCTCCAAAATGCTGTATTCCGTAAGCACTCTCATTATAGAGTAAGTTACCTGAAATGTTATTCATAAACCTAGACCATAAGTTGCCTCTATCTCCTATTATCTTGCTGATTATAGTTCTTGGTTCATCTAGCTGTCCAAGTATGTCAAAATCAGTCTTTTCGTTGGGAGATGCTGGTATTGGTTTGTTTAACTCTATGCCGTCATTTTGAGCTACAAAGGTTATAGTATCACCAAGCTGAAGCTCTGTTATAGTTCCGTTGAATACAGTTGGAAGCTTATCTGGTGTTGAACCATAGCCCATTCTTAAATGAAGCCTGGCACCTGTTGCAAGCTGTACGCTTTCAAACTCTGAGTTTCTCTTAGCTTTTTCCCACTCAAATTCAGCAAAAGGTGTTAAAGACCATAAAGTCTCCATTACTCCTTTTTCCTGATAGTATTTATTTCTGTAACCACCAGAAGCATCTGATAATCTGCCCTTTGAGTTTGACATTGTAATCATACATGTATCTGATATGTTCTTCTTATCTCTGACAACATCTATACTCTGTACACCATTGTAGTGGTAGAATAAATCCTGCATTTTCCAGAACATAAACTCTCTACCCTCATCAATCAGGAGCATGTAATATGATGGAAAAGCTCTAATTAGCCTTCCTTTTCTGTCATACTCAAGCATGTCGTTGAACGAGCTTGCAAACCTAACATCTTCTCTTCTTGACTGCATGTATGTTCCTTCAGAGGTTAATACGAAATTATCTCCGTTAATAGATTCTAGAGATTTTTTAATTAACATCGCAAAATTAGGAAGCATATCAATCATTTCTGTGGGATTTATATAAATACCCTTAGAACCTATAATATTTTTAGCTGATTTTTCAAACTCTAAATATGCTTCCTTGACATTATTTGCAGACTCAGGATAACCTCCTTCGTAATTAGATATATCATTTAGTGAGATGCCTTTAACTAAAAAGTATGAAAGCATCTTGAACATATAGTCAACACTTTCTCTTTTAGAATAGTTCTCATAAAGATTGCTTACACCTGTGCCTTCGATTCTGTCAAAGTTTATTTGTGGAGATTTTTCTTTTAATATGTCATATATTTTTCCAGATTCAAGCTCATACTTTAGTATACTGGCCCTGTAATTAGAAGCTATTTTTTTCTTAACATCTTGGTTTAAATTATCTCCATTTAAATTTAAAACACCATAATAGCTAGCTTCAGATAGTTCATCTACCAATTCTCCACTGCTGTTTCTGTAAAGGCTTTTCTTTGGAAACTCCAGGTAGTCATCATCTATGTAGTCCTTATCCCAGTTTCCTACAATAAAACCTGCTGCAATTATTCTTTCTATTTCACTAATATCTTTCTGAACAGTGCTATCAAGCCATTTAATAACATATGACTCCCAGAAGTCACTAATCTTTATTTTTTTATGTTTAACATTACTTACCATTTTATCTTCAGAGGCAAGGTAGCTTTTAAGCTCTTTGTCTGATACAAAAGACATGTTGCTTCTATCCAAACTTCTATTATCCATAAACTCGCTTAACTCATTGTAGCCTACATCTCCTTTTTCGTATGCTATATCTGCAAGTGTTGGCTTGGAATCTCTTTTGTATTCGCTTTGAATATTAGAGTCAATTAAATTTATATTACCTTTATCATCAACTAAAGCTCTAACAGCATTACCCTCTGTGTCTCTACCGATAATTACTGCATCATCTTCATCATATAAAGCCCTGATTACATCTTCTGAAAATACTTTTGGCACATCAAGAGCATAAAAATCAGGGTCTACAAAGCTGTCATCATTAGCATCAAATAGTTCGTGCCTTAATGGAAGCTCTGAATATCTAGGAAGCTCAAGGTCCGGATAAAGGTTGATGTATTTAAGTCTCTCTTTCATATTGAAATAGTCTGTTAAATTATCGTGACCCATTTTTCCGTCGACACCAAGCTCCGAACGGTACTGAAGTGATAGAGAGTCTTTGTCTCCTGGCGCACCAATATAGCCGAAAAATGAAATCTCAATTTGGAATAATCCCGGCATAGAAGGTACAGTATTTGTCTCTATATTTTTAATATAAGCACCATCTAATCCAAACATATCAACTATATTGTTTTGGACTTTCATTACCGGATTATCTAAAACTTTTTTGTATCTAAGCTCCATAGCACTAGTATGAGATGCAAGAAAGTTAATGCTCTCTAATGTATGTTCGTTATCTGTGACAAAGCTAGTTGAAATAACTATATCTTTTGAGCCTAAATACTGATGAGTTGGTTTTGTGTGCATATTTAACTTTACGGTATTTACGCCGTTTGACATCGATACATTTATTTGGTTTAAATGAAGGTCGCTGTAATAATGTTTGTTCCACTCGTAATCATCCATCTGATTGTCGGTCATAGATACAGCTTCTTCTCTTTCTTTTAAGAGGTCTTTACCACCGGCTATTACTCTGTCTTTTATATATAAAAAGCTGTCTCTTGAGATTTTAATATTAAAAGAATTAGCCTCTTTTATCCTCTCGATTTCTTTTTCAGTTGACTTAACTAAATCGAGTTCTGTTGGTATTAAATTATCTTCTTCTTTTTGCTTTAAGTAGTTGATTAAAAATTCTTTATTTTTCTCGCTTCTTAAAGCTATATCGAAATAGTCACCATCATAGCCTTCAATTTTAACAAGGTCTTCAATTAGATTATCGTAGCGGCTAAGTCTTCCATTTTCCAAGAAATCAAGCTCGTTGTGGATATTAGGCTCATAATAGAGCCCATCGTTGAAGCTGTCATTTCTTCTTTCCTGTTTGTCAGCAATTTTTCTTATGTATTCTAGGTAAAGCTCTTTTTTTGAATCCTCATTATTAAGGTTATAACTTCCCTTTAGCTCATTAAAAAGTTCATACTGTTCCAGAGCTTCTGTAAACACCTCATATTCAAAGACTAGCTTTTCGTATTCTGTACTGCCTTCTTCAAGGTCTATCTGGTATTCTCTTAAGACATCTTCCAGTGAAGCTTCAAGGTTTTCTCTTTTCTGTAAGGACCAGCTATCTACTGTAAAGAAGGAAAAATCCTCTCCGTCTCTCTGGTAAAAGGGTAGTTTTGTACCCCTATGCTTTATTCCGGTACCATCTATAAGTCTCTGGTAGTAAAATCTAAATAAACCCCAGTCGAAGACATCTTTAAAAGGTCCAACCATATTTATGTAAGCTTCATGATTAAACTCCAGTGCTATTAATGTAGCCTTAACAAGTCCCGGAAATCCCTCAACATTACTGATTGATAGGTTTTGAAGTGTTAAAGCTGAGATATCATGAGTTTTGTTTAGGTATTCATTTTCTATAGGTAAAAAAGGTGTCAATTTAAATTGGGCCATTAAAGGCCTCAATCCGTTTATGTAATATACTGGTCTAAATTCCTCTCCATCCTGCATGATAACTGCGCTTTTACCGGCAGCTAATTTAGGAAAGCCGTTAATCTGGTCACCTTCATAGGTTCTTCCCTTTATAAGTTCTTTTGTTCTTTTGTTGCTGTCGAAATAAAACTCCATCTGTACCTGTTTTTGCCTGTGGCCTGTTGAGGACATTAAAGTGCTTCCACCACGAATGACTGATGTTGGATTGACTTCATTTATGTCGTTTACCACAATAGCTTCAGGAGGTATCGGAAGAATGCTGTCACCTATTTTGATGTTTGTTTCAGGGTCAAAAGAACCTACAAACTCATCTAAGTCCTCTTCAATCTTTTCTGTTTCTTCTTCCATCTTCAGCATATCTGCTATAATAGATAGGTTAGACCACTCTTTTTTCTCGCTGTCACTTAAGTTCATAGCTTCAACATAATAAGGTGTCCCGAGAGAGTTTGTTAAAAGAGAAACGTTGGCATTTACATATTCTTCTCCCATTTTAGCAAAGATAATTGCTATCGGCCGTGAAAACCTTCCTGTTATCAAGCTCCCGTTTTCTTTAGTCCTTAAATCAAGTATTACTTCCTTACCCAAAAGTAGGTCTTTCATAAAAAGAAAGGACTCTTCAGAAAACTCATCTTTTTCTTCATAACCTGTGTACCTATAATCATCATAATCTCTTAAGCCAGACTTATCATCTTCCATATCCCAGAAAGATGTGCCCTCGGGAGCCTGAACACCCGAGAGTCTTATTGAATAAGTGCCGTCAAATTCTTTTTCAGTACCCTTAAATATAGGGTCTGAACTGGTAACATATATAGTGTCACCATCCTGAACTCTTACGACTTTTGCTTTAACAGGCTTTGACTGAAGATTTTCTTTCATTATTATATTTTTAGTTGTTGCGTAATTGTACTTTGCCATAAAAAACACCCCTATTCAAGTGCAGCAAGAATTCTATCTTCTATCCAGCTTTGGTTTATTGAACCTCGATTATCACTGGCGTTGACATTTATGTTAACCGGTATATTCATTGCAGAACCTACGCTTTGTGATACAACTCCTGCCAATTCGTTTACATCTTTATCTATTGTTGTGTTTCCATTAATTATGATATCCATACCCTGATTATTTACTATATTCTGGATGCTGTTCATATCCATCATGGGCTGTCTTGAGCCTGCACCAGAAACGGCATTCATTGCCGGATTATTCATGTAGTCCATAGGTAGAGGCTGTGTGCTCATTGCAGCTCCAGCACCCATTATAGCTCCACCTATAGCTAATCCTGCGGCCGCCATAGGACCGAAAGCCTTATGCTGTGCTACTTCTGATGACATAATTGCTGCAGTTTTGGTATTTGCTACCTTTAAAAATTCCGAAGCTGCATTGCCTGTATAGTTGATTCCGTTTTCAGCTATATGACCAGCATTTTTTGATAAGTTTTGATTGCCCTTGTAGATATTTCTGCCCGGGCCAGTTGTATAAACACTTGCCATTTCTTTTTCTAAACTATCTACCATTGTATCTTTTATCATGGAATAATCTGCAACGTTAACTTCTCTTGCAACTTTCTCACTTAAAAATATCTTGTTTGCCACATTTTCAAGCGGATTATTTGCATCTTTTCTCATTCTAAAGTGGACATCATTCATCGCCTGTATCTCTTCTGGTGATAGGTCCATCATGCCTTCAAAGTTGCTGAACTTACCTTCTCTAACCCATTTTATAATCTGGTCTGTTGATACTGATGAGCCGGACTTTTTAGTCATTGAGTGTTTACCCGATACAGCTTCCTGAGTGATTAATCCAAGCCCAGAAGCAAAATTAACAAGCTCTTTGTCGGATGTTGCATAACCCTTACCAAGTCTTTTGATTTCATCTGTCAGGTTATTAATCATACCTGTATAAGTTGCATTTGTAAGTTTAGCTTTAGAAAGCCTTGTTGCATAATTTTCAAGCTCTGATTTTGTCATTTGCCTTGTATCCCAGACATCAAGTTTGCCCTTAAAGTCTGAATTTGATTCTATTGTTTCAAATACTGAATCTACATAATTCTTCTTACCTAAAGTTACATCTTTTTCTAGGGCCACCATATTCCTTTTAACCCATGGCCCTTTTGAGTTGTATGAAGTGTTTCTCATTTCATCAGCAACTCTGGCTACTTCTTCTTCCATTTTTTTGGCATTTGTTCTGACACCTTGTTTATTATAGGCCATTACAAAAGATACCCCGTCACCATCAGAATCACCAAATTGAGCAGCTGCCATTGTTGATGATATTCTAACAGTATCATAATCAAGCTCATCATCTATTCTGTATTCAACAGGCATTGCTGACTCTGTATGGATTACAGGTGAGCGGAACATCATTCCAGGCATTCCTTTACCTTCTTCAAGTCCTGACATTATATTGTCAAACTGTTTTTTGTCTGTTTTTTCCAAACCTTTAAGCATGTCTTTTGCTCTATCTCGACTGATATAAATAGCATTAGATTTGTCAAGGCCTTTGTAGCCAGCACCCTTTACCCCTGCATATGCTTTTTTTATTACTTTTTCATCTATATCAAATTTTCTTGCTACCTTTGATATTTTCTCTTCTGTAGTGCCGCTTGCTCTATTAACCTCATCTGCAATTTCTAGAGCTGGAGACATAATCTGCAGGTTAAGCCTTCCCGAGCCTTTAAACCTTGCCGATAATGCCCTGTTATATTTTTGCCCGTGAGAGCTTGTAGACTGATGGAAGATTGCGTTATAGTAATTTTTGATACCTGTTTTCATACTTCTTAAAGCTTTTTCTTTAGCCTCCCTTGCTGAAAGGTCTCCAGCAAGTTGCGAGGAGTTTTGGACTGCTGTATTATATTCCCTCATCGCATTAAAGATGTCTGATTCTGCACTACCTATTTCTCCTAAAGAGTAAAGGGCTTCTCCATTTTTTTTCTTGGACATCTCAATTGCCGTATCTGAAAGGAATATTTCGTTTAATTTAACCCTTGTTCTTCCTGTTTTTTCGTTTCCAAACTCTATCTCAAGTTCTTCTGGCAGTGAAATATAAAGGCCGTTTTTCCCTCTTCTTCTGTATTCGGGGTCAAAAACTGTCTTTGTTAAATCCGATTTAGAGAAAAGGCCTTTTTCCTGCCCCTGAGTTCCACCTTCTCTTAATTCGCTTAACTCTTCTAGAACTTCTGTGTATTCATTTATTCTGGAACCATCTGGTACTGCACCTTCACCTCGAGCTGCTCTTGCAAGCAGTTCCATAGCTATTGATTGGCCTTCAAGTGCTCCATTTAAGCCTCTTGTTCCAGGTAGTGATGAAATCCTGTTTGCCTGTTTTGCTTCTTCTAAAACTGAGTCTTTTAGCCATCTGGCGTATTCTGTGTAACCCTTGTCCATCATGACTCCGATATGTCTTGGACCTACTTTTACGCCTTTTTTGCCGTAGCCTCCGACTGACATGAAGTTTATGTCTTCACTGTTTTGAGCTAAGACTGCCTCTAGGTTTAAGATATTATCTTTTAATCCTAGGTTGAAGGATTTTATGTTGTTTAAGTTAGTTCTTAAATCTTTGATACTTAAGGCCCCTTTGTTTCTAACTACGTTGGCAACTCTTGGGTCAATATTTTTAAGACCTAGATTTGCCTGGTCTATTCCTCCTTCGGCTACCATCAGGTGCTTGAATCCGGCTTTGTTGTTGTTGATTACAAGTCTAAACTTACCGCTACCTGTTTTGCCCTCTTCTTTGATTGTTGTTGCCAGACCAAAGGTTCTATCTACAATATCCTGAACTTCCTGTATAGCTTCCTGTTTGATTTGTCTATCTATATTTGAATGGTTTATTTTATTTATCGACTCTTTGATTAAGCCCTCTGCTACTTCTCCATAACCCTGATGTCCTGCGTGGTTTATATTACCTGCAACATGAACGCCTTCGCCGAATGCTGCCTTCATAATTTCATCAGGCACAATATTTCTGACAGTAACCTTCTCTGAAGCCAAAAATAGTTTGGTTACCCCAGCCCTTGTGCTGAAGTTCTCTTCGAACTTGAAGCTTATCTTGCCGTCATTGATGTTGAATCCTGTAATGAAGTGTTCAACCCCATCTTTTCTGGATACCCTTTTAAATATCTCGTCAGGACCCATCTGCTCCATGTAACCCATTCTGTAACCTGAGCCGCCATCTTTAAGTGAACGTTTAACTTTATTAATAAAGCCTTCATCTAAATCAGACAGCTTGTAGTCTTTTGTATATGAGTTTACTGAATGTAGCGAGTCTGCAAAACTTTGAGATACAATAGCCTGGTTTTCCCAGAAAGAAGGGAAGTTAGCTGGAGATTTACCAAAAACACCTTCCATAGTATATTTGTCGCTTTTATCAAAGGCATTTTTTAGCTTCTCTATTCCCTCAAGCTCATCAACATTTGCTATGCTGACATTAACGCCTGGATATTTAGCAAAAGCATTATCAGTATCTCTTAAAAACTGTTCGGACTGTGTGATAAGTAAGGGGTCAATAGAGAGTCCTGAATAACCCTTAGCTTTATTTATATTGTCCTGTATTGACTCTATAGCCTTTTTAGAAAGTGTTCTTTTATTTCTCATCTGTATCATGTTGTCACGACCGGGAGAGTTGTACATCCCGAAGTTAACAAAATTTCTGTTTTCGATTGAGCTTAAAAAGAACTGATTTACTGCGTGTGCACCTCTTGTCGATTCTAAGGATGCATCAATTCCTAATTTATTTTTAATCATTTTTTGAACTGAGCCATCAGCAAACATGTTAAACTTTTTAGATGGGTACAATGTTTCACCATCAAGCCCTACCTGTTCGCCTTGATTTTCAAAGACACCTCTAAATAGTACATATCCTTTTTTAAGAAAGTCGGCTTCTGCTGTTGAAGAATACATCTTCTCTGCGTCTCTTACATACTTGTTTGAGCCCGAGAGATAGCCTAAAGATTTTTGTATCTTACCGTTTGCTATCATTTCTATTCTTCTAAAGTCGCCTTCCTGAGCTGCCTTAATCATACTGTTGGCCTCTCCGTTAAGCTCATGCATCATGTAGCTGAAAGAGGTTCCTGTTTTTATATCGGCTCCTGCACTGAATTTATCCCTATAAAGGAGTGCAAGTGGTGATATTTTTTTCTGGTTTCCGTAATGAATATACTGGTCTGCATTAACCAGAGGTATATCTATTATAGCAGCATTTTTATTTGCTTTTAATGCATCAAGTGTGAGCACATCATCTGAGCCCTGCTTGAAAATAGCCATTGATACCTGCGGCTTTTCTACCGTACCTGTGTTGAAGAGCTCAAAGCCTAAGTCGATATCTCCTTTGCTTGAGAACGCTGTCCCAAATTTGCGTATGGTGCTATTTAGCGAGTTTTCCATTGTAGGTATATTTGAAACGAATTCTTTTTTAACTCCAAGTGCCATATAGTTTTTCTGCAAAGCTTCATCTAAAGCCCTTACAGTAGTTAAAACACTGTTGTTAGCTCCACCTGAAAGACCCTTAGCAAAGCCGTGATTGATGGTTATTCCACTAGCATAGTCTAAACCTTTTCTTAAATATGTATCCACATTATCCATCATCTTTTGGGTTGTGAAAGCATTTCTTGCTCCAAGTCCCTCAACTTCCATCACGCTTTTTTTAAGTCCCGGTATTTTATCTCTATAATCAACCAGTAGGTCTGAAAGTGCATTTATCTGGGTGAAGGCATTGTCCTGACTTTTAGCCATAGGTCTTATAATTTCGTCAAGCCTGTACATAAAGCCCTCATAATCTTTGTTGGCCATATTCTTCTGGTACTGACTTGCATGGTCTTTTACGCTGTCTAAAACTTCAATAAAAAATCCGTCAGCTGTTTTGAAGTTTCTTCCTGCTGTTGACTCTGTATAGTTGAATAGTCTTCTTAAGTCACGTCTTGCATTTGATTTTCTCGCAAGTGAGATTCTTGTGTTTCTACCATCTGGCCCCAGAAGGTCTATTCCGTAAGCCTTGTTGCTTTTAAGGTTTATAATATCTTTATTTTTTCCAAAATCTTTTTGCATTTCCTGATAGGCATTTACAACTGCTGCGTGTCTTTTTTGCACCGGCCAGTAGTTTGGGTTTTCTTTATCTCCACCATGCAGTGCTTCTACTTCCTTAACAAGCTTGTCTAGTATAGGAGCATCACTTGTAAGTCTGCCCCTCATTCTTCTGTAGTTTTCTTTCCAGTTGCCCCTTATAATTTTAGAGCCGCTTTTATCTGTATATGAGAATATTTCATCAAGTTCGTTATTTAAAAGACTTCTTCCCTGTGCTTTTTCTAAGTTATAGGCCTTTAATGTTGCCTGTAAGTTTTTGTAGTTTTTAAAGCTGATATTGTTTGTCATCTGTCTGAACTTAGAACGAGCGATATCGTTTCTGGTATTCATATACATTCTCTGCATATCGGTATTTGAATACTTTGCAGCATTGTCAAATTTGGAATAGATAAACTGTCTTAATTCCTTCTCGTTTGACTTATTGACATAGACATTTTCCCCTGTCATAGCATTCTGCAGCTTAACTCCGACCGAGTCTTTATTCCTAAAACTTCCTACAAATCTGTATTTTGTGTGTGAACTTATGTAAAATTTGCTTCCATCTACTACTTCTTTGCCGTCATTGAATGCCGTAACAAAACTCAATGGACCTTTACCTGTATCCATTGCCCCTGCTGTAGAAAACAGCTCGTCTCCGGGTTTTAGGGAGCTTATATTAAAGTTCTTTGAAAAATCTCCACCACTAGATAAGATGTTTTTATTTATGTGGTCGAGGCCCTCTTGGCTGAAAAATAAGTTTGAGACTACGTTAAAAGCTTTTCTTGTATCATCAGCTGCTGAGTGAGTATAGTTTCCAAAACCCATAACTTTGGTCAGGTTCTCCATTTTTAAATGACCTGAGTTAAGTCTTGTTAACTGCCCTGTATCTACACTGCTTAATTTCTGCAGGTCAAGCGGTGTGGAATAAAAGGCGTTTGCTAAATCCAGTGTATCTATATACTGTTTTGGTTTAAATCCGTTATCAAAGCCGTTAGCCTGCATGAATTTTGTCAGGCCTATATTATCAAAATTTTCTATATTGTGACCCATAAAGAAGGCATTTGAATTTGCATTCTGTTCGGCAAGATAGTAGCTTAAGTTTTGAGCTACACTACTTGCATCTTTACCATATTTTTGTAAGTTGCCCAAACCCTCTCTTGCTAGGGCCAGCATCTTTTTACCTGAACTTGCAGAGCTTAATCTTTTAAGCTGACCTCCATCAGTAACAAACTGTTTGTACATATTAGAAGCTTTTCCTAGTTCTGTCATAGAATTTTTCTGTACAAACTCTGCACCGTTTGAGTATTTGATTAAATCTCCGAGAGTCCTTCTTTCGGAGTCGCTGAGCATTGGAGTTCTGCCGTTTTCGTAAAAAGCCTGTACTTTATCAAATAGCTCGTTGATATTATCAACAGAAGCTCTATTTGGTGCTACAATAAATGAACGCTCTAAGGCTCTTTTAGAAAGCTCATCACCGTTCATTGTGGCAGAGTAGAAGGAGATTTCTGTCGGTGTAAAAATATTACCTTCATTCATATCTCCTAAACTCTCTATATCGAAACCAATTATTTTTGAATTTGTGTTGATGGCCTTCTGCCAGTTTCTAATAGCTTTATGTGGATTCCTGCCGTAAGTTACTGCATTTACATCCTTGAAAATATCAAGGGTTCCTCTTTTAACACCATTTTCTGTCATTGCATTTTTTATTTTACCAAGGTCATTATATATTGCATTTATCTCTTCAAAGTTGTGCGAATACTGAACGGCTTTATTGGCAGCTTTATCAAGCTTTGCCTTAGCCTTTCTTTGACTGCTTACTTGAAAGAGAAAGGAAGGCTGAGGGTCAGAGACCCTATTTGTAACCTTTAAACCGTATTTATTATACATTTCTTCTTTGTAATCCGACGAGACTGCCGGCATGTTATCAAAATCGTACATTTACTAGCCCCCCAGTGCTCTCTGTATTTCAAGCTGTATTTTTCCTGTTACATCCTGTACCATATCGAAATTTATATTTATACTGTTATCTTCTCTTGGAGTTATTTTAATATCCACATCTCTGATATCATAATCTGTTAATACTTCTTCTAATCTTGTTCTGATAAATCCGGATGACTTTCTGTCGAAACGCCTACCATACTCAACTGGAGCTGGTGTTAGCTCTTCCTCTACAGTGTAATCCTTCCAGAGTCCGAAATCTTTAGGGTCATAACCATTATTTTCAATGAGTTTTATCATTGAATCTTCAAGGTCTGCCTCTTCCCTCCAGCCAAACCAATTTTCATCTGGCAGTGCATACTCTCCGAACATATCTATTAGAGATTCTTTTTCTGTTTCCATACCCCATAGAATTTTGTAAGCTCTCTTCTGGTTGTCAGGAACAATTTTTAGTATTTCTTCTCTTTCCTTTTCGTCTGTAACCTTAGAGAAATGCTGTAAATATTCCCTATCCTTACTTGGAAAAGCAGAAAACATCTGCTGGAAAGTTGAACTTCCATCAAGTCCAAATAGTGTAGAGCGGTATTCCTGTCTGTATTTAACCGCCATTCTTGCATAAGGGCCTAAGCCAACAAGTACTTCTTCTGCTTTTGTATCCCTTAATTCTTGAAGTATTTCTTTTCTTTTTGATTCTATAAACTCTTTTTCTGTGACTAAATTGTATTCGACCCTACCCTCTGAGTTTATTCGTTTTTGGACAGTGTCTTCTTTACTGATGCCGTATCTTAGTAAGTGTTTTGAAAAGCCTTCAAGCATTTCTTCTTTCTTTTTTAGCCTTTCGTCAATCTCTTCCATTTCACTTATTATCTTTTCAACATCAACATTTTCTTCTTTTTTAGCTACGTCTACATATTTATTATATAGCCTCTTATTTTTAACAAACTTTAAGAGGTCGTAGTATTCCCATATCTTTCTTTCTTCTTCTCTTCTTTCCGGTATCCACGCCTTACCCGTCTCCAACTCGTACTGTGAGCGAGCAATAGAACCGACACCTGCAGCTACCGCACCGAAGCCACTCATTGCCTTTCTAACTCCGGGACCTCCAAGCAGAAGTCCTGTTATAGCTCCTGCTGTAGCACCAGATAATGTAGCCCAGAAAGGATTTCTGGCCCAGGCACTCTGGAATGACGGTACTAAAAGGTCGTCAACTGGCTCGTTCCATGACTGCCATTCTTTGCCGTAAACTTGATAGTCTTTGTAGTGTTCCATAGGTGAGCGTACATTGAAGAATTTATTATGGACTATAGGGATTGGGGCGTGTGCTACTCCTTCCCATATCCTTCCTAAAGCCCTTCCTCCTACGCCTAAGTTTACATAAGTATCAATAGCCCCATCTTCTTCTTTGGCCTGAACTCCGCTGTCTAAAAGCCTTCTATTTACATTTGAGTCCTGACTGTAGACAACGGCTGGAGTTGAGGCGTTGGGGTTGCTGTCTTTTGATGCTAGAAGTGTTATTTCGCTTCCAGGCATCATTGTCTGTTCTAATATGTTTAGGGTGTTTTTGCCCTCTTCGGTCTCTGCATTGAAGTTGGTATTAACACCTGCAAGGCGGTATATTCTGTCTGAACCTTTAACCGTAAAGCGGCTGGAATCTAAAAACTTTTCTACAACAGCTGATTCTCTCTCTATATCCTGACCCAAAAACTTATATGGTGTTATATGATATTTCTTATTTGCCTCTTCTTTTTGTTCCTTAGCCTGAGCTAAGAACTCTTTGGCCTCCTGTGAGAGATTCTGTTCTGAAGCTATTTTAGACCAGAGCTTATATTCCTGTGAATATGGTGCTATATCAGCTAAGATGGCTGCTCTATCAACTGCTCCATACCTTCCATACTCATCTGGGTGGAGCTTATTCATTGACTCGTAAGCTTCTCCTGGGAGCCTTATTTCGCCGCGGTTTACTTCTGTATAAGGGTCTCCAGTGCGGAACCTATCAGGCATCCAGCCGGGCATTGTATTTGGTATGTCGTTTATTACCTTGTATAATCCCGGTCTTTTGTTGATAAATCTTCTGAAAATCTCTGAAAGCTCTCCACCACGGCCACCAAGCCCTGTATCCCAGAACCTTGATGAGGCAGCGTAAGCATCAGATGCTGTCGCTAAAACAGCCTGACCTTCACCGTAATCGTCTCCTCCAGTTACCATAGAAGCTAAGAATCCTCTTGCACCTGTGATATCCTTGAAGATGTCTAATGTTCTTTCCATACTGTAGCCGATATCAGTTGGGCTTTGCACATCTAAAGCAAGTTCGCCCTCTTCTCTCGGCTCGTAATATGACATTGTAAATCCTGTATTTAAAATGCTCTTTTTGTTTATCCTGCTTATCTTACCTGATTTATCTATAATTGATTGGTTTATATTCTTTAAATCTTTTAGTGAGTAGTTCTGGCCGTTTACTACAAGACCACTTCTTTCAGGGTTTTCAGTAAGCCTAATAGCAGCTCCTGAACCTCCCGGACCACCACCTTGAACACCAACTGCATTTGCATTTGCCTTATTGCCTGCAACACCATTTACCATGACATTACCCGAACCTATTCTTCCTCCACCTGTGGCAACGCCAACATTTGTTGACATTGTGTATTTAGGTATATAGGTTGAAAGCTGTAAATCTCCACCTGAGAATCTGGCTATTACATCTTTGGCATAAGCATTATTTTTCTCTATTCTTTCTAAGTCTTCATCTGTTGCGCCTGCAGACAGTTTAAATTGTGGTTTTAATATCCTGCCTATTGTTGGGTTTAAGAGTGTGCCCCATGGTGTATTAGGGTCAAACATTTCTCCTGTTAGAGGGTATGGTCTGTCTTTTAAGTGCATCTTTTCAAACCAGTACCTGTCCGTCACGAAGCGTTTAACTGGTGCAAGAGGTTCTGTTGGAGTAGGCATCCAGCTGTGAGCCCAGTAATTTTCTCTTGAGCCGTAAACCGTATCTGTATATTCCCACTGACTCATAGCCTGTCTATAGCTATTTGGTTCGTAGTGGTCTATACTTTCACCCATCCAGGGGGTTGAACCTAATATCCAGTACCTACCCTTTCTGACCGGGTCCTCTCCTGTATTGAAGTAATCTACCCACTCTTTTTCAGTTCTGCCGCTGAATGTTCCGACAGAATTTAGGGCTTCCATACCTATTGTTAAAGGAGCTAAAGGTCCAATGAAAGGAAGCTTATTAACACTTGCCTTTATACCTTCATTTCCCGGAGTTACCCTATCAAAAAATTTGAAAGCACTTGTAAGGCCTGTTGCATCTTTAAACTTTGATAGTCTTAAGGTTGCATTTGCCTTTGCTCTTTCTTTGTGCTGTTCTAGTGTGTATCCACTACCTGATATTTCAGACCAGTAATCGCTTGTATATTTTAAGGCTGTAACACCAGCGTAAATCGGCATAACTCTTTTAGCCATAATGTTGCCAAATGTTGATAAAGGTGAGCCCATACTGTCATCTGACATAGCAAGAGGCATAAAATCAAAATGCCTTACCATATCATTTAGTCTGTGCATCATACCGTAAGTTAAAAGGGTTCCCTTATTAACTTTGGACATGTCATTGCGACCGCCGGTTATAACTGACTTCCAGTCGTTTAAAATCTTAGGGTTGAACTTCTTTACCGGAAGTACATCTCCGTGGAAGTTTTCTTGGAATTCCTTAACCCTTCCGAAGCCAAAAGCAGGGTGTGTTTCTTTTAGTGAATCTTCAATAGCAAGCCTTACATAAGGGTCTTTCTTGCCTGCTAGAATCTTAGTGATTTCAGCTCCATCAAATGATGAGCCGTCCATAGAACCGCTTATTTTAAAGCTTGCAACTGATTTATTTATTTCAACAAATTGGGCCCCTGATATCTCCTTATTTTTATACATTGATTCTGCAATCTCTAGGGTTCTGTCACTACCCCTTAGATTAGTTACCTTCTCTGAGATATCTCTTAAGAGCCTGTCTTTACCTTCGTTCAGTTTGTTTCCGGCAAATATTCTTTTATTTTTTCTCTGAGTTGATGTATTAAGAATATTATAAGCCCTTGCCCTAAGAGATGTATCATCTGGCATCTTAGCGCCTTGTTTACCTAGATGCTCTTTTGTAACTTTAATATATGATTCAACAAGGTCATCTTCTGTATCAAATTTTAATCCCTTTAGTTTTGAGCTGATTTCTGTACCATCTAAATCACGAAGGACCTTTTCTAACATCTCATGACCAAAGCCTGATGATTGATGTCTCATATACTGTTCTAGGTCTTTCATCATTCTGTAATCTATTTCAGGTAGAACAGATGATGCTGTGCCGGACTGTATTTTTTGAGCCATATCTTCTGTTACTGTAAAGAGCCTGTTCATTTCATTTTTGAAATATAGTGGGTCTTTAGATTTTGTAAAAATAGATTTAAACTTTGTTAAAAGCCCCGGCTGTCTCTTGCCCCCTACATCTAAAAGCCAATTGTATGTCCTTTCATTACTCCAGTCAGGAGCGTTAACTCCAGACATACTTGACACTAATCTCTTAGTAGAGCCGTACCTTCCTGAAGCTAGGTGGAAGCCTTCAGCCAGAGGTTTTGACATATCATTTAGTCTGTATATGTTATCTCCAACAGAAATTAATGACTCTTTTAAAACTCCGTCTTTTCCTAAAACTCCATAGCCTTCAAGTGTTGGTACATTGTAGCCTGAACGAATCAGTGTTCCAGCTCTCTTAGAGAAATCATTCATGGCCATTAAGTCTCTCTGGTAAGTTAAGTGACCTAAAATACCACCAGAAAATCCTGAGCGAATATTTCTGCCAAGCTTTTTGAAGTTTCTGGAATCAACAACCTTACCTTTGTACATGTATAGGCTGTCATCTACTACAAACTTTTTAAAGTCAGCACCGTGGTTTATCTTTAAAGTGTTTAAAAACTTTCTGCTCTCATCATCTAAAAAGTCGTCACCATAATTTAAAAGGTCATCCACCGTTGCGTTTTTGTATCCAAAAATATTATTAAACTTTTTCTTTATAAATGAACTCTGGGACTGCTGGTTTTCTACAATCTCATCCATCATTTTCTTTAAGGCATCTGCCTGAATATTCTCTACATTCTTTGGTCTGGCCTCTGAAGCCCCTGATATACTGTCAAATATCATTTTTTGTGCACTATCTCTAATTTCTTTATTAGCTTCATTAAATGAGTCTAATTTTGCAAGTGCATAGTTAACTTCTTTTTTATCGCCAGAACTTAGCTTTGAAAGTCTGTACTGGTTTTTTTTCTGAAAATCAGAGGCTATTTTGGCTAAGTCGCCTTCATTATCTTCGATAAATTTATTTAAATTCTTATTTGCCTGAGTGCTGATAGCATCTCTTTTTAATGCCTTTTTAATTCCGTCAATAACATTTGTTTTCTGTTTTCTTAAAATATCTATATGTAAGTCGTCTGTTCTTTTTGCAATACTTTTATATGTACTTCTAAAATGGTCTACTGCACCCTTTGGATTATTAAATACATCAACAGCGTTTATAGCTGTATCAACACCCTTTAAAACTCCGTGCCCGGAACCTGACACATATCTATCCATTGTGCTTTTGAAGGCTCCAAAGGCAGCATTTGTGGGCTTTGCTACACTCTCTAAAGCTCCTATTATACCTTTGGGGTGAAGTGTGTGGGCTGCAAATGCACCTGCTGTAATTGCGGCTGCACCTGTTAGAAATTTATTTGTTTTAGACCAGGCCATTTTAGACTGTCTTTTTTCTTCTCTTTGCTGGAGGCCTTTTTTATACCTCTCTATGTATCTGTTTGCAGCCATCTATTTCACCTCTATCTTTGTCCGAAAAATGAGGAGCCTCTGTTTTGCGGCTCTTGAACCTCATCGCTTTGCTGATGTGGAAGCTGGTGCATAGGCATTAAATTCTGGATAATCCATTCAGCCCTAGTAAAATAATCTAAAAGTTTATACATGTCCCAGCCCCTAATCTCTTCTAAAGTTACATGAGGAAAGGCTGTTATTATAATGTTTTCCATTTGTTTGTCAAAATCATTTGCTATCACGGAACGATACTCATTTGCTTTTGCTTTTAAAAGGTCGTTATTTGTAAAACCAGATACCTCTTTTATTTCCTTAAATAGCACATCAGGAATCCCTGCATAGTCCGGATTTTTGAAATCGTAATCCCTTGGATATAATACACAGATTTCCGATATTTTCTCTGCAAGACAAACTTCTTTAACACCTGGATTATTTAAAATATACTCAAAATATTCAAATTTTGTAAGGGGCCTGAAAACAAATTCAAGCCCTTTGATGTTTATTACAAAAATATCTTTATGCTCTCTTTTAAGCTCTACTATTTTCGTCTTACTTTCAAGAAGAGAACTACTTTCAGTTTTTTGAGGTTTTATGCCGTCATCTTTTATTAAAGATTTTAAAAATCTCTTAATTTTTTTTAGCATATTAAATCCCCTCTTTACAGCTTTTTAGCTCCTGTTGTTGGTAAGAAGCCTGATTTATTCATAATCTGGTCTGCTAAAACAGCAGGAACACCAGCTTTGCCGTCAATAATATCATCATGGCTGTAATTTTCTGGCCATAATACACACAGCTCTGTTACCCTTTCTTCTCTATAGAAATCGTCCTGATTGCCTTCTGCATTAACAATCTTTTTAAATTCTAGTCTTGAGATTGGTCTCCAGATAAAAGTCTCTGTGTCGAATTCTGTCATATAAATATCTCCACCGAATTGGTTTTTCCAGTTTTCTACAGCGTCTTTTGTTGGGCCACCCTCAAATACCTTTTCTGTTCCTTTTTCCATCTGATTGTTGAATTGTTCTTTTGCCATTAATATAACCCCCTTAAGGTTATGTAATATTTTTATGCTCTATCTAAATCTTGTGCTAGAAAATTATAAACTTCTTTGATTGGTTTACCACTGCCATCAATGACCTGTGATAAGCCTGTTATCTGTATATTATTTATTGAACGGACTGTGCCGTTATTAACATTTTGGTAATAGTTTAATTCTTTCTCATTGCCAAAACCCTCTTTAGCATAGAGTCTATCTTTGCTGTAAGGACCGTAAGTAATTAGAATATCAAAGGTTTCATCTGAATTATCTTTTGACTGAAAAAAAGCTTTATTATCTCTGCTGTAGTTTATATTCTTATTGACTCCGCCCCAGATTTTATCTTCATATTCTGTGGCCATCCTGTCGAATTTGGTGCTCCAGCCTCTTTCAAGATATTCATAAAGCTTATCTCTTTCTTCAAGCTCATTTTCTAAATAACCCTCATTTACATCCTGCTCTTTTGCTATATAGTTTTGAGAGATATCAAACTCACTTTTATCTTCTATAACTTCTCTGATAGCCTTTCTTAAATAGTCAGCTTCTTTGAAGTTTATTGCAAATGTGCCTTGCACTATTCTTGAACCTCTTGCTACAGCATCGTAGGTAAAAGAATTATAGCCGTGTATCGGCAAAACCCTTTCCTCCATCACGAACTGTAAGTCTGTGATTTCATCGATTAGTACATCTTCAAAATATACCCTGATATCACTGCCAGAAAAGTATTCACTTGGAAATCTTTCGTAATTAACACTTGGTTGTGGTTGCAATATTATCAGCTCCCATAAATATATTTAATAACGTTTGGATACCAGTTCTCATTAAGATGGTGAGCATCTCCAGGAGCGTAATTGCTTCCAAGATAATAAAGAAAATCTTTCTGTTCTGACTCGCTCAAATCATTAAAGTTGGTACTCAAGCTTCTGTTGTTGTTCTCAAGCCAACCTTCCCACCAGTCAGTTACAGTAGTTGCAGAGCTTGCGGCAAACCAGGCATTTGTATTATCTTTTAAGTCTAGGTTGTCGACCACATTATTAAAAAAGTCATTGTTTGACTGATGGACAAATTTATATCCGTTAGATTTAAAGCCTGTTGTTCCGTAAGGAACTGAGGCCCTTTTTTCAGGGTTTTGATGGTTTATGTCACCCTCTGCATAGTTAATAGCAGCAAGTACTGTTGCCAAACCTTCATTTCCTATAAACTCTTCTATTCTCTTTTCATTGCTTGCTCTAATTTCATCATACGGAGTGTTCTCATTAACTTTTGATGCTACTTTTGTTTCTTCAATTTTTTGATTTTCTGGTACCTGATATGTGTAGTGGAACTCTTTTTCCAACTCTCTTAGTGTCATATCCTTATCGATATTGACCTCTCTGCTTTCTGTTACCGGGTTATAATAGGATAAAACTCCAGGCTTTTTTTCGGAGTCTACCAAAACAATATCTTGAGCAACGAAAGAATACTGCTCATTTGTCTGCAGATTATCAACTGTCATGTCCTGATTTCCCTCTACAATCTCAACACCAAATAATGCTATATGGGTTTTGTTGCCGTACTCATTAGCCATTGTTATATCTATTGAAAATGCAGGCAGTTCATCAGGTATAATATTAAACTTTTTTGAATATATTTCTTCTACAATTTGATTTATTATTGACTTTTCAAACATCGTAAAGATTAAAGACCCGGCTACTGTTCTGCCAGCTTTTGTATAGCCCTTTGCATTAACATGGCCCAGTGCTCTTACAGGAAATTTATCTCTGTAGGTACTAAAGCTTATTGTTGCAAGTTCTCCAAAAACTAAGGGTTCTTTTTTTACAAAGTCAGGAAATTTAAAAACACAGACTATATCAGTACCTGCATATCCACTTTGATAAGTAGGCATTCAAACACCTCTTTTCTTAAAAAAAGGGCATGAAACTCTCGCCTCACACCCTTAAGTTTTGTCAATTATTTTTCTATCCTACTGTTGTAAATGGGTCTGGATTGTATGTGCTTGGTTTATCCTGACGATTTCCAATTCTATCAACAGGAGTTAGTTCCTGAATGTCACGGCAGACGAATGTATAGTTTTGACTTGTTGCCAAATCATCAACACTAACACCCATACCCTGATTTAAAATTTCTACATCTGTAAGAGTAAGTTTAGCTCTTGCTCCCGTCTCATTAACGAAGTTTACTGTTATGTCGAAGGGCATCAGCTGGTCTGCATACTCTACATCATTTGTAAATTCAGTAGCTTCTAGTAAGCCCTGATTGTTTGCTGTTCTGCTCATCATATCGTTAAATGATTCTGGCTGATAAAGGTCTCTTCCACCAGGAAGTTCTACGAATCTTTCTCCTGTTTCAGAAGATGCTTTATAGGAGTAGTATCTTGCAGCTTCTCCATCTATAAGTGAACTACGTCCACCCTTTCTCATTTCAGCAAGCAGTGCGTTTCTATCAAAAACACCAAACACCAAAGAACCTGCAATACCTCTGCGTCCACGAGCAAATCCTCTTGGGTTTTTAAAGCCCATTGTATAGTTTGGAGCTTTTTCTCTAGTGACACTCCAATTGATACTTAAAAGTTCACCAATTACACGACCGCCAAAGGTCGCTGTTATATCTGAACCTGAAAAACTCTGATAGCTAGGCATAATTTTCCTCCTTCTACTTTTTAGAGAGGGGGGCTGCCCCTCCCTTATTTGTGTTTAAAATATTACTTAGTCAAGCTGAGCATTGATGGAAACAACTGTATGAATCTTCTGTAATTCTCCAATAGGTACTATATCCAGCTCGACAACCATTCTTCCCATTACTTTATCTGAAGGACTCTGAATTAAAGTATAATCAAAGTCTGCAATAGTATTTTTCTTTTTCAGGGCATTATAAATATCGGAATCAAGAGAGTTTCTCTTCTCGATTGTGTTACCCTGTCCGATATATGGGTCATAGATATCTCTTAATAAGTTAATTGCATTAAAGACAATGTCAACTGTCAAGTATCTTGTCCATCCTGAATTTGGCTGTGCACATGTCAAAGCAGAAGCTACTTTTGGTATTCCGCCTTTAACCATAAATACTACAAGTTTGTTTCCTGCTAAGAGGTTAGCCTGTGTATTTGACAGTTTGTATGCTGAGCGTGCTCCAGGAACCTTCTCGTTTGTAGGAGAGTTTGTCTCTGCAAGTTGTGAAGCTAATCCAGCATATAGTGCTGCTCCGTTTTCTGGTGATGCTACAGCTAAGTTTCTGTCAGCAACCAAGAAGTCATGAGCCACAACTGAGATAAATTTACCTACATCAACTTTATTTCCTTCTCTGTCTCTGATTTCGTTCCCGTTATCATCTGTCAGGAAGTAGTTTGTATCAAGCAACTGCAGTTCTTTAACTCTGTTGATTACATTAATTCTGCTTGGCTTGCTTAAAGGCTTAGTTCCGATAATACCTCGGATTTCATTGTTTCTAAAGAACGCCTTGGCACAGAAGTTTGCAAGCTGCTGGTCGAATTTCTTAAACTCGCTGGCAAGTATATCATCTGCATAAACGCCCAATGGAACAACAATGTCAGCTTCTTCATCTTCTAAGAGGATATCGTAAGCTCCAGGTCTCTCTTCAGAGCCTCCTAAAAGCTCGTAGATTTCTTCTTTTGTGATGTTGATGCCGTCTTTACCTTTGCTTAAGTAAGTTGCTGTTCTAGCTGTATTACCTTCTGCATTGATTTTGACATCAGGTGTTTTTAGGTTCATTGCTGAAATAGCTACATACTCTTCAGGAATGCTTAATCTTACAACATTGTTTGAAGGATGAGCGTTTACAGCTGCAACCAGTTCACCTAGAGTGTTAATTACATCTCCAACAGGGAATTCAATAACTAAATCCTCTTTTTCGATTCTCTTTTCTTCAGGCTTATAAAGCTTTAATACCTTTGAACTTACATTGTAATATTCGTAAGCATCAGCTGTTGCTGAAATATCATCAGGTCTAAAAGCTAAGGCATTGTCTAAAATTGTGATAATACCATTTGCCCAGTTAACACTGATATCGCCGTTGGCTACTGTTAAGGTGCTTTCTGAAGCATCAGTTCTTGTGATAGTTATTCCAAAAGCGTCATTTGGAACAATGTATTCATTGTTAAGTCTTGCTTTTGTAGAAGAGATAACATTAAACTCTTCACCAGCATCAACTGACTCAGTTTTGTTTCCTAATTCATCCTCATATAAAACATCCTGCATCTCGAATTTAACCTTGTTGTATAGGTTACCTCCGTAAACACTTTCTGCTTCTATTTCTGGCTGAATTAACTCTTCTTTAGAGTAGTAGTACTTAACATAAACATCTTCATTAAGCTCTCCTACACCAGCATCAATAAAGACTCTGGATGTGTCATAGCTTGTGTAGTTTACGTTGTAATGTACTGGGTCTACCTCAATTCCTCCGACTGTAACAACCATAGCTTTAGAAGCGTCAGCTGTATGTTCTAGGTCAACAAAGAAGTCGCTTCCTTCTGCATCAAATGAAGCCTGTGCTTCTTCTTCTGTTAAGTCCTTCCAGTCATAGTCGAATTCGATAGTCTCTGTTTCTTCGATAGCTCTTTCGAATGTTACAATACCAGCCTGATAGTCAATGCTGTAAGCTGGCTCTTCTAAGACACCAGTATCGCTCCAGGTTAAAATATCGCTTCCTTCGATTAAGTTTTCATTGTCCAGCTTAAACTGAACACCCTCTCCAGTCATATCTTCTGGGGTGGCAGCTGTTACATTATAGATATTTACATCTACTTCTTTGTAATGAATATCAATAACTGCACCAGAGTTTGCTGCATCTTCATGAAGTGTTACTGTACCAGCATTGCTGTTTACAGTGTACTTGTATGAATTAAGCATTGCTCCATCTGCATATACTGAAACATCGTTAGCATAAACATCATCAAAGCCCTCTTTTACAGCAAGCCCTAAGTCGAATGTCTGCTCAATATTTCCTGCATACTTACCCGCATATTCTCTAGCCTGATAAGTTTTGGTCTTAAGTTCCTCATTCATCTTAATAGAAGCTTCTGCATGACTTCCAGATACTCTTAAGAGAGTTACGTTTGCAGCACCCGCTCTTAAAGCTCTTTCGTACCCTTTCATCAAACTAGCACCATTATAAGTTTTTGTTGCCTTGTCATAATAGCGACCAAATGTTTTTTCACCATCGTTAAATGATTGTGGACTGATTGGCTCTAAAACAGGTCCATCGATTGCTGTACCAATTAAGTACACGTTCTTGCCACTAAGACTGTTGTTTTGCATGTTTTTAATCCCGTCTTTTAACTCCATAACACTACCAGGTAGGTTATTGTAAAAATCGGGATAAATTCCGGTTTCAGGCATTTTATTCCTCCTTACTGAATTTTAATTACTTTATTCTGTCTTTTATATATTGATAATTATCAACACTATCGTTTATTGCTGTGTCAATAGAGCTGATATTTTCAACTGGTAATTCTAAAACCCTCTCATTTCTAAAATAGTAATGAAGTGGTTGTTTTATAAAGTTGTTGTCTTTAACCTCTACTATCTTATCCTCAAGCTGTTCTTGAAATATTACCTCAAGCATCCCCTCTTCCCTAAACTTATCTGTATACCTAAGCATAAATTTCTCAAACCACTCTCTTTTATCATCGACAGTCTTATAGTCTTTGCCCCAAATAGCAAACTCTATTGTTCCTGCAAACATCTGAGAGTATTTAAGCACTGTGTTATCCTTATCATTTTTATCAGGGTAGCTATCTTTTCTTCTAGGCTTATGGCCCTGATATGGCTTTCTCTCTTTTATCCTGTAGGTTATACAGGGAAAGCTTATATCTTCTATTAGGTAGATTGATGTCTCGGGATAAAAAGTAAAATCCTGATTTATTTTCTTTCCTATACTGTTTATTTGACTTAAAAAATGCTTAACTGTTGTTCCTTCTTTAATCTCTGTAGTCACTTACTCACCACCTTTAACTCCCGGATACTATTCCTGCTTTGAGAGTTTTTACTTCATTGATAAGCTTTAACTCAACTTCTGTTTTGATATAGCTTGTTGTTGCATTTACTATCTTGAAGCTGTAATCATCAATCTTTCCCTCTATCACAAGGTTATCCAGAAGCTCTACTGATTTTGAGTAAAGCTTTGACTGTATATTAATGTTGCCCCTGCCGATGAAGACATCGGTTATTTCCTTCAGTCTTTTCTGCACTTCTTTAACAACTCTCACATTTTTTAGCGACTTAAATTCTGTAGTCTCCGATAATGTGACAGCTTTATATGGGACAATTCCATTCCTGATTGAGTTGTAAGCAAAAGTATAACCATCTTCTGTCAGCTTTTTAATTTCTAAGTTGCTAAACTCATCCTTTACCTCAACAACAATCTCTGAGTTTTTGTTTGTAGGACTTATGCTGCTTGGGAAGCTACCAAGGATACCCGTAAAAGCTTTTTCGTAGCCTGTTTTATAGCTGCTTGAGTTGATACGGCATAAACAATCAGATGCTATTGCAACTACATTTTTGCCGTAGTTTCTTTTTTCGTTTAACATAGCCTTAATGTCAAGTATATTTTCTGACATAGTCAGGTAATCTTTGCTTGATTTTTTAATAACCCCAACCGAATTTGTAAGCTCTGCAATTTGTGCCAGTTTCTCTACAAAATATTTATACTCTGTGTTATCTGAGATATATTTTTGGTAGTCAAATTCAGCATAAACAAGACCTTCTCCATCTTTTTGAGTGTAGACATTAAAGGCTTCATTCTTACATCTTGCTACATAAACAGCCTCCTCATCACCGTAGAAGAACTCTTTGGCCTTCTTTTCTGTTAGAACACTGTTTTTAATATCAACATTGATGTTTTTATTAAGGGTTATACTATTTTCTATTCTTCCGTTTAAAAACTTTAAAATTTCAAACTCAATCTCTAGATTCTTTATACAGTTGTAATCTATAGTTATGGTGTCTCCTCTATCTAAATCAAAGTCCTCTCTGCTTAAAATAACAGCATCAAAGTTACCATTTACTCCGCTATCTCTTAAAGAGTAAAACTTTGTTTTTTCTCCTTTTACTTTGACGTAGTTGATTGACTCCATTATTCTCTCTGTTTCAAACATCAGGTCACCGTTGTAGGAAAATTCCTCTTTGTAATTAAAGATGTTTGGATATTCAACTATCTTATCAGTAAGCGATATTCCAAGAGGCAGGATGACATCTACATCTCCCATGCTCTCTAAAACAAAGTATGCATTTATTAAATCGTAGTATCTTTCGTATTCGTTTTCGGGGTCTATTCTGATTAAGTAGATATACTCAGTGCCGGCATTTATAATCTCTCTGGCAGATTCTACAAGCTCTCCACCACCAAAAATATCGTATGCATCCTCTATTGATTCTATAAATACAGGCTCAAGAATCTCTCCTTTTTGAGACTCTCCAATCAAAACAACCGAGCGACTGTAGTAGTTTCTGTAATTTTTAGCCATTTATTACACCTTCCCTAAATCTTTTGAAGTTATATTTCTTAGGGCTTTTTGCATTACGTCCTGTTCTATAAGGACTTTATTGGCTATAAATGACTTGAATGCAGCTGTTCCTCCATCACCCTCATTAAGTTTGTCATTTTTGATAAAATATAATGGATACTTATCTCTACCTTCACTGTTCATAAACTCTATAATGAAGTCATAAGAACTTACGTCACATTCTGTTTTAAAATAATATTTAAAATTTAAAGTGCTTATATCAAACGGAAGCCTAAAATCTATCTTGTCATTTGATGCCGATATACCAGTTGAACCTTGGCTTCTTCTTGCTTTTGTTAAAAACCAGTCATACTTCCAGCCGGTACCAAAACATTTATGACATTTAGGGTCTGCATTTTCTCCATCAAAGCAGGTGCAGTGGTTTTTTCTTTTAGTATGCCCTACAAGTCTTAGAGTTCCGTGCTTTTCTGAAAATCTGTCAAATTCATTTTTTGTAAAGCTCAAATTAACCACCACCTAGAAAGTTCTGTCGCTTAGAGAATATGTGCCTTCTGATTTTGTTACACTTAGAGGACTGGCAAAACTGCTTTCATTTCCTCTTAAGACACCTTCCCAGTAGTCTATCTGCTCTCTTAATTCATCAAGTATTGGACTTATCTCCTCAAACTTAAAGGCATCAACTGAAAAGTCTCCAAGTGTTGTTGACTTTGTACTTGTTTTTTGGAGATACAAAGCATACAAGAGGTCAAGCTCGGACTTTAATGTCGTATATTTAACTGCCTCAAAAGAGGGTTTATCAATATCTATTTCGTTCCCACTTGATTCTGCTATATCAATAGCAAGCACTGAGTTATCATAAATGCTGTAGAGTACAATTTCATCATTTATATCTTTTAAAAAGGACCCGACATTACTGTTTTTTATAATCTTTATGGTTGTAAGTGCAGGGCTTATTTTAGATATCAATTTAAATGTTTGTTCATTACCTAAAGCATTTACTTTTAGTGTGTATTCATTATTCTCAAAAAGTTCTGGCACTGAATAACTCAAACTTAGATAATTATCTTCTCTGCTTAAGAGGCTTAAAGTGCCTGAAACTTCTCCGTGTCCTTCTATATATGGAATGTCATTTATAGCAAGACCATCAAGCTCAACTGAAATATCTTCAATACTTTCTGCACCATAAACCTTAAATTTTATTTCACTTATGTCGGTCTTTACATTTACAAGGCTTTTAGGTGATACTATCTCTACGTCTCCAACTGACATACCTTCGAGAGAGCTTAGTATGGAATTTTTAAAATCTTCCTCTATTTTTTTCTCGTAATAGAATGAAACTGTCTCAGACCAGCTGCTGTTGTCTTTTTTAATTCCATAATCCATATCAACCAGAACTGACTCTAGCTTTATATTGCCTGCATCTATCAGGATGCTTTCCATCTGTGGGCCTATTTCGAAATTTTCAGGCTTTAGATTATAAGCATTGTTTAGCTCATCAAATGCTGTGACCGAATTGATTGTTTCTACAGGTGTGTACTTATCATCTATTACAACTTTTCTTTTTGTATCCTCGTAATAGTAGATATCACCTTTTTCTATTTCAGTCTCTATATTTGCCGTATCATAGATTACATCAAGCGCTCTAACTCTTAGGAAATACTCTTTATCGAATTCAAGATTCTTAGGAGTTATGCCAACTCTTTCTTTGTCTGAATCAATAATTATTTGGTAATCATTAATAAAATTATTTGAATAAACAAGTCTTTTGAAGTTAGGGTCTTCGGCAATCTCTACTCCATAAGCTTCAGCAAGGTCTGTTTTTTTCCAGACTACATCTGGATTATTTACTATGGATTGATTTAAGGGCTTTATAATTTCTGGAGATTTTAAAATATCCAGGTCGTTTGTTTTAAATTCAAAGAACTTATCTTTTTCTAAACTTTCACCTGATATATTCTGTATCTCAGAATCAAGCTTTAAAGTGTACTCTTCGCCAGAAATTAATCTGTTATCCGGACTTACTGTGAGCATTCTTTTTTCGCTATCATAATCAAGATTTACCTTAAGATAATCTAAAGAGCTTGAGAATATTACAGTCCTTTGGTTTAAAGTTGCCCTATCGACATCGTCAGAGAAAATTATCTTTATATCAGTGCCTACATCAACATTTTGAGCTTTGTTTTCTGGTTCAATACTCTCTACAAATAGTGTCGAATAGGCTAGATTTGGCATTTAACCACCTACTCTTCGTCTTTTTTATGTGTTCCGCAGTATTTTGGGTCCTCTTCAGGGTATTTAGCAGCGTTTTTGCACTGGCTTCCAGAGCCTGTAATCTCCTGACATCTAGGGTCACCATCGTCAGTAAACTCTTCTAAAGCCAACTCTTCTTCCTGCAAAACTTCTTCTGTTTCTTCCTTCACAGGTTCTTCAGTTACTTCCTGTTTAACTTCATTTGTTTCTTCCTGCACTACTTCTTCTGCATCTACTTCAGTTTTTTTAAGTACATTTACATTTATAGCAAACTCAATATTTTCCATATCAAGTCTTTCAAGCTCTTCATCGCTAAAAGTTCTTGTCTTTTTGCTGAGCTTTAAGCTTGTATTTGTCTTTGGGTCAAAATAAGATGTTCCTTTATTTAAAGTTACTTTATACATTTTTTACCCCCCGTAAATTTGATAAAATAATAGGGGCTTAAGTTAAAAGCCCCTATTTAGTTGTTATTTATTTCTAGTTCTGAGTTACATCTAAAGTACGAACAAGCTGTGGCTTTTCGTAAGTTGTATCAAGAGCAATATTCTTAGCTACACTGATAGCTTTACCTTCATCAAGTATGCCCAGTCCATAACGCTCTTTGAACTTTAAGTTATAGATATCTTTATATGGGTCAGTAAACTGGTCAGTTGTCATATCTTCACGCTGTACGATTACACCAACATTGTTTCTGTCGATTGCGTACATATCGAAAGTTTTGTCCACCTGGTTGAAAGGAATAAATGGTGAAGCAGTAATATTTAAACTGAAAGGTAATCTACCCTTAGTTGCATCTCTATCGATAGTACCAATACTAGCGTCTCCACCTAAAGCAGGCTTACTGAATAAATCGATAAGACCATTCTTAGCAAAAACACCCCATGTCAGCGGATGTACTAAAATATCAGTTGGCATATACTCGTTGTTCATTAGAGCAAGAACGATATCGAACATATCCTCTGTGCTTAATGTATTGTTTAGATTACCATACTCATCTAAACCAGTAGTTCCAGCTTCAGGATACTTTTCTCTTCTATCGTTGTCGAAAGTTGTCCATCCGTGCTTGGTCATAGCCTTAAAGATT